AACGATACCTGTCCACCTACGACGATGAAGGCGTGGAAACAATCGGCCCGGAAACTGAAACGCATGACAGGACTGTGGACAAAACAACTTGGGGCTGGCCCGAAGCACCTGACGCAGAGGTTGATCCTTATCACGTTAGATATTTGTGATGACAGGTCATCAAAATAGGTACATTTAATGGCGTTAATTAATATAGATAATGTCGGACAAGTAGGTATAGTCAAGGAAAAAAGTTCTTGGAACCTACCGCCTAATGTATGGTCTGATGGCAACAATGTAAAAACCGAAGAAGGCTCTATCAAAAAATGTCCGGGCTATTCAGAGGTTATGTCTACCTGCCCTATCGCTCCGTACCATATAACGCAGATTACTCTTGGCACTCCAGAGTATTGGGTTGTTGGCGGTCTTACTGCTATATACGCATATGATAATACAGGAACGTCTACAACTCTTAATGGAGATATAAACTCTTCTGTAACTACTGTAACTGTTGCAAGCACTACAGGATTTGAAAGTTCAGGAACTATAACTATAGGTGAAGAAAACATAACCTATACAGGTAAGACTGCAACTACGTTTACTGGCTGTACTAGAGGCGCTGATAGCACTTCAGCCGCATCACATACTAATGGAGATGCAGTAGTCAGGTCTTCTAAATGGTATAATATTACAAGAGCCAGCGGAGCCTACTCTGCTACTGCCGATGAAGGATGGACTTCTACCATTATCGGTGGTGTCCTTGTGATGACCAATAACTTTGACAATCCTCAGTATTGGGCATTGACAAATGGCAAGCCATTGTCCAGCCAACTTATGCAGGATTTAACTAACTGGCCTAGCCTTACATTGTTGGATGGCGCTATCAATGATAGTGTTACAACCATTACGGTTGACAGTACAGAGGACTTCCCTAGCGCCGGAACTATTAATATTGGCTCAGAAAAGATTACTTATACTGGTGTAACGTCCACAACTTTCACAGGATGCACTAGAGGAGCAGACGGAACTAGCGCCGCATCACATTCTGATAATGCTGAAGTAAAGATTACCACTTTATGTAAATCAATGAGAGCATTTAGATCATTCCTGATCGCTCTTAATATTACTAAAGACGGTGTAAACTTTCCAAGAGTAGTTAAATGGAGTACAGAATCCGCGACTCAGACACTTCCTTCCTCATGGAATGAAACTACGAGTACGGTTGATGCTGGTGAATTTGAATTGGCAGACAGTAAAGGAGATATCTTAGACGGTCTACAGTTAAGAGACTCCTTTATGATATATAAGGAAGACGCTGTATACTCTATGACGTTTGTTGGTACGCCGTTTATATTCTCCTTCCGTCAGTTATCTCCTACTATTGGTGCTATATCTAAGAACTGTGTTGCAGAGTTTGATGGCGGTCATGCTATATTTGGTAAAGGCAACTTTTACATTAACGATGGGCAGAGGATTAAACCAATCCTGCCTATGAAACTAAAAGAATATGTGTTCCAGTCTATTGATGGACAACAGACTAATAAATGTTTTGTTACTGCTGACTACGGAAGAACTGAAATACTCTTCTGCTTTACGGCTGACGGTGCGACAACAGACCAACCCAATAAAGCGGTAGTGTGGAACTACATTACTAATACGTTTACTATTAGAGATATACCTGATCTATCACATATTGGTTATGGTAACGTAGGAAACCCGGTACGAGCAACTACATGGGCCGCAACTACTGATACTTGGGAGAGTTCTACTGGTCCTTGGACTATGAGTTACGACCTACAGGATAAGGTATTGTTGTTTGCTGATCCCGGCAACACTAAACTATACCGTGATAACTCTGGCAACAAAAAAGATACTACGTTTATGGACGCTTACATTGAGAGAAGCGGTCTTACCTTAAACGAGCAAGGAAAACCAGATCAAACAACGGTAAAAAGAATCAGCGCTATCTATCCTAAAATGTCAATTAGTAGCGACAATACAATAAAAGTATATTTAGGTACGTCCATGTCTACTGAAGAAGGTATTACATGGAACGCTCCCACCACATTTAATCCCAATACGCAGTCTAAAGTATCTGTTAGAGGTACTGGTAAGTTGTATGCTGTTAAGTTTGAGTCCACTACAGATATGGATTGGGAATTGGATGGTTATGCAATAGACGTAAAGAACATTGGCGCTAGAGGATCAAGGTCTTATTAATGGCTACTTACTCTGACAGAGTTCAGAAAAGTGTTACACTGTATGAGCCGGGTCCACTACCTGAAAGCGTAGATGATCTTGGAATATATCTTGTAACCGAGTTAAAACGACTTGGAGGAATACTATACAATCAGGCTACGTTTAGACTTGAGCGTATACATGAAGAACCACAGCGTCCTAGAGTTGGTGATATTAGGTATGCTGATGGTACTGATTGGAATCCCGGTAGCGGAGAAGGTGTGTATTTATACAATGGATCATCATGGACAAAATTCTAACATCTCCTAAAAAAGAAATAGATAGAGTAGAATCAAATCTTCTGATAGTAAATCCGGATGATTTGGATCATGTATGGCATGAGGTAGAGCCTCTAATCGAAAAGGCTCTGGTACATTCTGAAGGAGAACTGTATACCGAGGATGTATTAAGACTCATATTTGAGGAGAAGCAGGTTCTTTGGGTAGGCATGAAGGACGGAGAAATATTCTGTGCTGGTGTTACCGAAATTGTTGTCTACCCAAGGAAGAAAGTGTTAAGGATTATCACATTCGCTACAAAAAGTGGGCATGATTATGAACACTGGAGAAACTTTGCGGAGGTTATCGAAGGATTTGCGGTAAGGCATGGTTGCTCCTCTTTGGAAGCATGGGCAAGAAAAGGTTTAGCAAGGAAATTAAAATGGGACAATGAGTATTCAGTAATAACAAAGGATATTAAAAACAAATGGCAGTAATACCTATATCACAACCACTAGCGCCCGGACTTTTAGCGGCTGATTACAGCCCTTGGAGCGCAGAGTCACAGGCAAGATCAGGACTTCATGGTAAGTCTGGATTCTTCACTTACGCTGATCCTACAGGATTGGTAGGATATACTCCAGATATTCCTCCAGTCTGGTCTACTGACTTCATATCTACAAAGTCTCCCGGCGGTCCAGATACCATTGGGTCAGGGCTACCAATGCCTGACGTAGAAGGATATAAATATGTATATCCTAGATATACCTATAGCCCTCACGATGGAGGGTGGGAGCGATCAGGATACAGCGAGGATAGGGATACTTATGATTATTATCCATATTGGCCGGAAGGGATTACAAGTAGTGCGCCAATCCTTGTCGGCGTTGAATTATTGAAGGAGTAATATATGTCAGGAGGAAACCAAACAACAACCACACGGACAGAACCGTGGGACGCTCAGAAAGACTATCTAAAGACGGGCTTTTCCAGAGCAGAAGATTTATACTCTACTGGCAAGATGACTCCGGGTTATTATACTGGAACCAGAATTGCTCCATTTGATCCATCTACACTACAGGCTCAGAAAGCCGCTCTATCTTATGCGAGTGGCCCACGCCCTGCTAACCTACAGGCTGGCGCTGAGACTACACAGTTAGGTGGATTACAGTACGGTAGAGACTTAATGGACTACGGTACGGCTATGCGTAGCCCAATGACAGGAGCCGGATATGCTGGCCTCACTCCATTCACTGATGCTCAGTATTCAGGGCTATTAAGTGGAGAGGTAGACACCTCTGTGTTCGATCCTCTCGCAGACGCTTACAGGAGCGAGGCTATGGGCCAGTTGACCGGAGAGGTACTACCCGGTATTAGATCACAGATCGTCCAGTACCAGCCCGGAGGGAGTACGAGAGGCGACATTGTACAGGCTAACGCTATAGCCGCCGCAAACCAGAGGATCACAGATAATCTTGGCAAGGCTATGTTTGATGCTTATGGTGATGCTCAGGGACGTAGGATGGGCGCGGCACAGATGGGGCTTGGCGCACAACAGTTTGGTATTGGGCAGGGAGCCACAGGTGCAGGTATTGGAACAGGTTATTTAGGGCAGTATCCCACTATTATGTCTTCTCCGCTGTCTAATATTGCCGCAATGGATAAGGTTGGTCAACAGCGTCAGGCTATGGAACAACGAGGAATTCAGAGTGCTATGGATAGATACGCTTATGAATCACAACTTCCGAGTATCGGATTGCAGAACTACCTTGCCGCCATCTCTGGTGACTATGGTAGTAATGTTCAGGCTACTGGCCCTGCTGGCCCTAGTCCTATGCTTAGTGCTTTGGCTGGTGGCGTAGGTTTAGCCGCAGGTGGTCCTCTTATGGGCTTACTAGGAATAACATAGGAGAATAATATGAGCCCAGAAGAAAGAAAAAGATTAAGAGAACAAATAATGTCGGGTATATTAGGCTTCGGGAAAAACGTATGCCAAGGCAATCCATTAGTAAAAAAAGGAGTAGACCTTGCAAGCGGATTTGGTTTAGGAGGATATCCTTTTTCTTACGCTAATAATTTACCAACTATAGAGATTACCGAGGGCCAGCCTAGATTTAGACCTCAACCCGGTAGAGGAGGATCGCCATCTAGAATGTATGGAGTTCCGCAAAGAGTAAGAGGATTGGGTACTGGCTCAGAGGCTTACAAACCAGCAGGTCCGAGAGGCGGTCAACTAACCGGCCCTATGTCAGAGAATCCTTTAGTTCCCGCCCGACCAACTCCCATAAAAGAGGAAGAGGATGAATACGGATTCCTTGATGCTATGTTCTTGGCTAACCTTGTAGCAGGTATGCAGGGCGGTCCTCCACCTACTCCATATGGAACGGCAGTAGGCGGTGGTAATAAAACTTGGGCTTCTCTCCCAACACTAATGAGGATGTCATAATGGCTTGGCCGCTTTTAGGTTTGTTAGGAACTGGAGCGTC